TAAGATGAAAGAGCATAGAGATTTTTACCGTAACGCTGAAACAGTAATAAGCAGACTGATTGAATTAGTAAAGAAAGAAGGAGAGGGCAAGTAATGAAAAACTATAAATGCACCGACTGTAAAAAATATTTCAACATAAATAAAGGCACCTACGACAGTGAGTGGGGATTTCACTGTATTTATTGCGGAGGAATAGAGAAGGAGGGCAAGTAATGACTAAAGGATTTACTATCATAAATAAAGTAACAGGAAATAAATTGGCGACACTTCCCCTTACTATACCTATCGGGGCAACAGTAGAAGGATTCCAACGAGCAGGATATGAAGTTAGTTGGACTTGGGCAAAGGAGGGCGATAATGAGTGATCCAACGGTAGAGTACTGGCAAGCTAAGGCAGACCTATGCAGGGAGCAGGCTATTCAGGAGATGGTAGAGGGAGAGAGCGCGTTAGCAGCTAAGAATCTGCTAAGAATGGTGAACGCTCTAAGTATGGTAGGTATAATCAACGACAATAAGAGAAAGGCGGAAGATAGTGAGTGAAGTAATTGCATTTCATCCAAAGAAGTCGAAGCTCGATTTACTCTATGAAGTCGTAGAGGGAGAGGGCGAGAGCCGGTGGGGAGGGGCAAGTGCCTATGAAGCTATACGCTGGCTACGCCTAGCACCGGTAGGCTCACGCCTGTTGGTATCAGGGTGGGAGGGCGACGATGTAGACGCTCAGCCTGTAGGACAACCCTTAGATGTTACACAATTAGTAACCGCAGCTATAGCGAGTACGCTATGACCTATATTCTTGGACTTATAGTAGTACTATTGTTAGCCTATGGACTCATAGTGCTGGAGGAGAAACTCAATGACTAAACTGGCAAGTAGCAGACAAGCGCTACACCACCGTAATTACAGACGAGCGAGAGATCGCGCACTTGTGCGCCTTGCTCATTTATATCCCGATACGTACAAGCAATTGCTTGAGATTGAGAAGGCGTTCGATGAGCAACAAGGTAAAAGGTGGATTAGTATTGACGGTGTTGCTAACCTTATCGTTGGCACTCATACCAGAGCGAACGGGGCACATACCTATGCCACACAAGGTGGCAACGAAGGCAACAATGGAGGAGAAGCGTGAAAACATACGTATATCGAAGCGTTACGCTTACCTCATACACAACTGGAGAGGGAGAGAGTCAGTCTGCCTCGTCACCTTATGGACCGGTGAGAGCAGGTTTGATCACCTCGCAAAGAACAGACAAGGAAGCTCAGCTTTTGGAATCGCTCAACTCCTTGGAGAAAAGAGTAGAGATCCTGGTGAGCAAATCATCAAAGGTCTTAGATATATCGCTAGCCGGCACGACACACCTTGTGGAGCCTTGCGCTTCCACAACCGACACAACTTCTACTAAATGAAATCGCGTTTATTTTATTGGTGGCTCTCTTACGGTATGAAGAGAGGCTGGATAAGCAAGCCTTACTGTGCAACTCACGAAGGTAACTATGAGTATATGACTGAGGAGGAGAGAGCTGAGTGGGATGAGGGCAACGACCCTTGCCACACTACTATCTCTGTGTTAGAATAAATCTTGCGAGCTGATGTTCACTCTTTCCGTCGCTCGCACTAAGTAAGGCCCCACTGTAACTTGCCTTCCGGTGGGGCTTTACTATTTATCCGTTGTATAAAAGCCTTTACCTGTGAAGGTGATAGCGGGAGAGGACCACACCCTGCCCATAGTTTTCTTGCAATCATAACAAGTAGGAGATACAGACTCTTCGTGGATAGAGCGTTCAATATCTAGCGTGCTGCCACACTCACAACTATAAGAATAGATCATAACTTCTCAGCCTCTTCTATGTCGAGATAACCTACTAACTTATCTACCTTACCGTTTCTACCAAATTCAGTAGAGGCTGGTAAGTAATGCACCTTCCATATAGGTTCAGGTATATCCATTAGGTCAAAAGAAAAGATACCTTCTGGTGTCGAGTTGATGTAGAAGGGAATCATATCTCGCTCTGCTGATTGAGTAATCAGCTTTCGATACTTCATCTCTTCGATAATAAGAGTGGGATAGTGAGTATGTCTGCACTTGAGTTCTATGTAGTGACCGGCAGCAGCAGAGGTACAGTCAAAGGCATCGTAAATACCTGGACTCTTTACTAAGTCAGGGTAGAGGCTTTGCCTCAGATAATCAAAAAGTTCTATCTCTTTCATCTGAAAGGATTCTCCCCACCTAGTATCTCTTGGAGTTTGCGTAATGAATTACTGCATCTACGATCAGCAGTGGATACTGCACACTCCAAGATATCTGCTATCTGTTGAAGGGTAAGGCTTTCGTGGTGGCGATACATTAGTATCGTTCTATCTTCCTGCTCTAGTAAAAGATATGCACGCTTGATATCAATGAGCATTGACAAGAGATTGCCACCTTCTGCAGGGCTAGAAGAACCCTTAGGCTGACCATCTCTAATCATTTCTTGTGCTTGCTCTAGCACTGTTCCATCTAGTACAGATGCAATAATGAAGGGCAAGAGCTGACCTAATGTAGCCTTCTCATAGTAAGACTCATCACCAGTTTGATATCCAGACTTGATTGCCTTCTGCTTACGTGAGTAACGCTCACCAACGCGTAACATTTGCCAAGCGATAAGGCGTTCGTTATGTCTGCGCTGGTCTAAGTCTGGCTCTGATAGTTGTTCAGCGTGTGTTGCGGCACGAGTCAGCGCCCACATCAACATCTCTTGTTTGATATCAGAGTATTCTGCAAACTTTCTATAGCGCCGGTAGACAGTACTAGCAACGCTAGGTGCTATGTCATAGATGGATGGGTGCAGTTCAGTCACAGTCTGGCCCTTTATCCTGCACTCCAGAGGCTAGGTTGAGTAGCTTGATAGCAAGAAAATCTATGTAGTTACTGGCATCTGCTAACTCTTCAATGAGTTCACGTATGGTGTCATTGAAAGTAAACTGCTCAAACTTCTGACCCTTATCTAATGAGTACTGCTGGTGTCCTATCTTCTTGACACGACTACCACGAAGGGAGGCAAAGGATTCAATAAAGGATACTAAGTCAGCAGTTGATACGCCTTCGGCCCTATAAGATAGAACTGCTGGATGGTCTACTAACGGGTTGGTTTTGGGCGTATTACTATCTGCTCGGTCTTCTCGTCGCAACTTAGGATCTGAAAGCCCATATGCTGAATAGTTAGTAGCATCTGTATCCATTCGTCTCTACTCATTCCCTTCACCGACTAGCAAAGCTCTGGTGGCGTCTGCACCGTGTGCTAAGTAGTAGTCATTGATATCCATACCTGGAGGTAGTGTAACAATAGTTGAGTTCATTACCTCATTAGCCACACGCTTACTAAACTCAGCGCCAGGATTAGACCCATCTTCTTTTATATCGTTATCACCTACTACAAATACAGTTTCATAACCACCAAATAACTTAGGGAAGTGTGGCTTCCAAGCCTGCACTCCTGGTACTCCCACTGCTGGTATACCTAATACACCGCTAGTAATAATTGCATCTAGTTCACCTTCACATACAACAATATATGGTGACATATGTGTTATATCACATACGTTATAGAGATGAGCCTTCTGTCCTGTAGGACTGCCATACTTAGGTTTGCCTTCATCTGTTCTGCGAAACTTGAAACCTACACACATACCGGTAGCAGTAATGTATGGAATAGATATCCAACCTTCATACATCTCGTGACCATTGGCAGGATCAGTGACTGTACCTAGCTGGTACTGCGCTGCTACCGTCTCAGATATCCCACGTTCGTCTAGCACGAGTAGAGTTTCCGGACTTACCTCTTGGGCGTATCTCTGCGCCGCTTCCAGTTGCAATTTCAACTGCACGTTTGAGGCCATCGTTGAACTCCATATTCTCTAGGATGCACACTAGGTTTGCAGCGTTACCGCCCTTACCACAGGTGTGACAGAAATATAAATTATCTATTGTGTTGATTACTGCAGACCTGCGTGAGTCAGTGTGCAAGCAACACCGCACTGATACTGCCTTGCCTTCTCTTACTTCTCCACCGTAGTGCGAAACTATTGCCCCTATGGGGATTGAATTTGCATCAACGGAACCTTTGAATCGTCGCCCTTTACCCAACCTAGACCAGTCTTGTGTTGACATACGCACCCCTTACCTTCACACTTCTCGTGCCAATGGGCTGAACGCTTTAGGTGTTTAGATTTATTTTCTTCGCCACCTTTGAGGCAAGATATACATATCACGCTTGAGTCTCATCCTCTTCAACTACTTCTACTTCTGTTTCTAATATCTCTGATGTTGTAATTTCACCTTGTGGTACTGGCATTGTTACTACTACCTTTCCCCATCTCTGGGATTGACTCATAGACTTACCGCGTTGTGCAGTACGCCGTCTCTGACGAAGTGGTCTAATGGTTATTGCCATTATTTCTTTACTCTTGCTTCTATTGAATTATCTATAACAATTTCCTGTTCAGATTTTTCTAATGAATTTTGTATTGCTTCATAAGCAACGTGATAATCACCTGATTCATAATGCTTTTTGAATAAACTAACAAGACCTTTCTCATTAGTTCCAGTAATCCTCACACCGCAATGACAAGTCATTCCATATTCAGGTGGTCTGTCAATCATTGTTTCTCCTTTAGCCATTGTGTTAGGTCTTGTATTACCCACGCTTGATCTATAGAAGCGTTGCGACGCTTCACTATGACATAATGCAGAGGAACTTCCCCGATTCCCCTAGCCTTAGCATAATGAAGCGCCTCAACTTGTGCTTCTCTCCAGAACTGTGGCAACGAAAGTGTTGCCCTGTTCTTGAGTTCAAGGATATAGGTTTCCCCTGCGATAACAGTTACGATGTCGCCTTCATCCTTTGCCCCTGCTTTCGTCAGACGCTCTGCCATAGCTCCCATTTTGCGAAGCCATTTCATTACATCTGTCTCAAACTGGGAACCCTTAGTCTTGTTGTATTGACTCATCTACCAGTACAACCTTGTTGATTTTATAAACAAGATCGCCTTGTTCATCTTTGACTAACTCGACAATACCTGATTGAAGCAGAGCACCGACAAAGTTGGTCAGATCTACCTTGATTACATCAAGGTCTTTACGTTGTATATTTATATCTTCACGTAACGCATCAATCCTAAGATTTTCTCGATACTTATTTGACAACTGTTCTTCAGCCATTATGCTCCCTGTCTTGCTATCCATATTGCATCTCGTTGATACATTCTACCAAGTTCATCGTCATCACCTATCTGACAAGCAGCATAGTTGACAAAGAGTGTTGCATACCGTGAAGCATCCGCTGTGTGTGGCCCAAAGCGATTCTTCACGGCTGCAACACTAAGCATTGCATTGGCTGGATCATAGCCTAGAGTAAGTATCAGCGCTGGTAACTGACTGACCTTACCGTGTATAGCACGTCGTGCTGGTGGTTTAGATGGTGAACCGTACTCAGTTTGCTCAGAGACGTGGTGCAGTACCAGTACGCAAGCCTCGGTCTTGCGTGCCATATCGTGCAACTCCATCATAATAGCTCGCAGACCTGCCCATTCGTTATCAGTCTCTGCTGCTACGTTCATTAGGTTATCTATAATAATTAGTTCAGGAGCAATTCCATATAACTCTACATATGCTTTTATCTCTAACTCAATATCATCGAGTGATGGTGAAGAGTCAAAGACCCACTTGATATGTGCAAGTTTATCGAACTGCTTATCGTAGTAGTGCTTATCGTGAGACAAGTTCATCTCAACGTTTACTTGTGAATGACCAGAGGCTTGTGCTGCTGCCCTCATCATTACTGTAGTTGTATCTGTGTCTGCACTAAAAAACAAGGTTGGAACCTTAGCCTTCATTGCATATATCAAAGCGAACATAGACTTACCAGCATTAGGAGCTGCAGCAACCATACATACTTGGCCTCTGCGGAACTTGATCTGTTCCTTTGCAAGTCCTACCCAGACATCCGGAAGTGGTGTTGCTTTGGTAAGCACTCCACTCCAGGCTCTGGATAAGTCAAGCAACGTCTTCCTCCTCGATACTAATGCGCTTTTGTCTTCTAATATATTTGCGATCATCGGCAGTTAGACCGCCCCAGATACCATATGTTTCTTTTGCTATGCCCCATTCGGCGCACTCACTTTTATGTATACAAGAACCACAAATAGACTTTGCAGTTCTTATGTCAGTATTACTAAGGCCTCCCTTTTCTTTTTCAGGAAACCAGAAGTCACCGCCGACTGTGGCACAACTAGGAGTCTCATAAAAACGAGGCTCCCGCATTTATTATCGGACCCAGATAGTGTCGCACTTATCCATCGCACCCTTAGGTGCAGCGCACATCCAACCCTTCCAAGGACCACGAGCAGAAGTACCGGTACGTAGAGTCATTGCTCCGTGACGACAAACAGGATCAGTTCCTGTTACTGCTGCAACAACTGGTGTTGCGTTGAACTGTTGCGCGATAGTTGCAACTGTTGGTGCTACAACTGGTGCAGCAGGTGCTACAGAACCACCGCTTAGTTCAGCTCCAGTGAGTCGGATGTTAGAAGCGTTCATTGACAAGTCAGCAAGACCTGTCTCTAGTTCTGCAATTGTACTTGCATAAAGATTGATAAGAGTTCCATCGTGTAACTTGTAATTGATTTGAAACTTTGTTGATTCTGGTGCAGCCATTTACTTTCCTCCACTTGGTTTGATGTTTAGTCTAATAGATTCTTTACCAACAACCTTTGGTATAAAACCTAATAGTTTTTCTACTTGTTCAGAGTCAACTGTCTCACGACCCTTTACTGTTGTCCAACTGATTTGGATACCACTTGCAGTAGTACCCGTTGTTCCCTCGAAGCTAGTCTTCAAGGATTCTTTTTCTTTCTCAAGTTCTTTTATCTTGTTATCTAACTGTAAATACTTCAATGCGTGTGTGTCAACTTGTGCGTCCTCAATCACGACTTCACTAAGGACGATACGTTCTTTTATCAAACCAACACAACCCATCTGACCCGATGCGTCGTAGTATTGACAGTAACTTCTACAGAAGGATTCATCCTTCTCAGGTGCTGGTGCTTCGGTCATTGCTTTGACATTGGCAAGCCACTGCAAGGCTTCTAAGGCACTTGCTTCATCGTATGGTTCTGTATGTACCTTGATATCTTTTTCATCACCGTCGCGTGCAATTGCCACAAGGTTGACAGTCTTTACTTCATAACCATTCTTAGACAAGAGATAGCCATAGACTTGTACTTGCCACCTCTGCTGGTTACTTGGAAAGTAACTTAGGTTCTTTACTTTAGAAGTCTTCCAGTCAATGACTGCGCCAATACCTGGAACGAATAAGTCAACGTGTGCTTTCATATCACCGTAAGCAACTTCAGTTTCCACTAGGTAATCTTTACCTTCAGGATCTAAATGAGTAATAGCTTCTTCAATTGCTGCGTGGATAGCAGTACCCATAATCGCTGCAAGTTTAGATTGATTATCATTAGTCTCAGGCTGTGCGTTGAGTCGGTACCAAACCTTACGACGGCAACCACCTATCTCTGATGGCCCAACCTGTGTCTGTTTACTACGGTCACGAGTTGCATCCTTAGCGTGCAGTACGTGGAGTAGTAACTCCTTCGGGTCTTCAATCAATTGAACTCCTGCCCTATGTACCAGAACCCAAGGTCAATAGTCCAAGAGTATTTAGATATTTCAAATCCAATACCAAAGCCACACTTGCGACCCCAATAAAACCAATACTTTCCTATTCTCTTTTCCATTACTTGTTATCCCACCGTTGCAACAAGTAATCAAATGTATAAGCTAGAACAATTCCTAATAATAAACCACATAAAAACTTCAACATTTCTATCCCCTTTCTTGGACTACCAACTGTAAGGGCTTGCCTGTATTAGCGTCAAGTACCGACGCAATCTCAACTGCTTTCCGGGCGTGTTTACTTGCGTAAACTAATTCCATATCGGGCTTACAAATGGAGTAAAGATAACCAAGTGCGAACTGACTACCAGAACCTATGGCGTAGACGTCACGATTACTAGCGAAGAAAGATAGATCGCAGGCAATGCGAAAGAGATTGCCATTGAAAGCAACAAGGTAGTCAAAACCGCCCTCTTTGTCTACCTTGTTGTACTCGTAACTATTGTCATTGAAAGCGTTGATGATACTGGGAATGACTTTCTTTCCCATAAATTGCACTGGGTCCTCACCTTTATAAATCGGCGGCTTCCAGTTATAGGAGAGTATATCTCCTGGGCGAGTATCACCAGAGATGCCTATGAGAAACTTACCAGCCTCGACTATCTTAGGTGTAGAGGTCGCAAGAGTTACTAGGTTATCTTCTGTGATCTGTGAGTCAGCTACTAGTACAGCAAAGTCAATACCCTGTATCCCTGCGATTGTTGTCATTTTTTCATCTTACCAGTCATCGGTGTGTCGTCGCGTAGCGACACTACTAGGCTGACTACAATATGAGCCGTGAGGCGAATAAAACGGGTGGGCGCCCTTCAAGGGCGCACAGATGGTAACCGTACAGTAACCCTGCGGTTCCGTCTACCAACCCTGCGCCTATTCAGGCGCACAGAACGCCTCCCACAAGCCTTTGGAAGCGATCTGAGAGCCTTTGGACCCCTTCACGTATGTCCTTGTGGGTCACAAGTATTCAACGTTATGGCGAGCTTTGAGGACTTTGAACTAGTCTGGTACTTCTTAGATGCAACTTGTGTCAACTGCGGGAATCTAGTAACAATCCCTTGCCCAATAGATAAAGAATAGTTTTATGGCACAAAAAAAGCGGCCCCCGAAGGAGCCACTCTTTTTGTTGCCTCGCGCTGATGGGCTAATTACTTAGCACCACGACCAAACTCTTTTGCCTTCGGGTCTAGTGACTTCCAGATTGGGGCAATAAAAGCTGTGATAAAAGCGTAGGCTAATGTCTTTGGATCGTGTACACCTGCTGCGTACAGAGCCACTACTGCTGGTACTGCTGCACGAGCATAGGTTGTTGCGATAGCAACTAACTTATCTGTATTCATTGTTCTCCTTATGACTTGAAGACTGGCTTACCAAAACCAACGATGTACACCGGTAGTGACTTCTTGATTTTAGAACCATTCTTTGCTGTATACGCACGACGTTTGAGGCATACCTCACCACCGTTGCGCTGGTCGCCCGTCTTATCTGGGCTAGTGTTACCTTCGATAACGTTGATGGTTCCATCTCCGTTGTTCTTAGTAACAATTCCTACGTGGCTGATGCGATTGAGAGCATCTCCTGGGAAATCAAAGAAGACGATATAACCTGGCAGTGGTTCTGCATCAGCTACATCTTCCCATTGGTTGTTCTTCATAAATGCTTTAGCACCTACAACTGTTGATACGCAGTTAGGGATCTTTAGATTTACTGCGTTGGCACACCAGTTGACAAAACTGCCACACCAAGGCAAGAAGTTAGACTTTGTAAAGGCTCCGTACTTTGTTTCGTTTTCTTTAGGTCCTTCAATTGTTCCGACCTCTGCCTTAGCAGTTTCAATAAATTCTTTACGCTGTCCCATTGTCGTCCTTACTCTTATCCTTGAGTCCATTACTTGCCAGTACTGCTCCTAGACTTCCTGTGAGGAAGACTGTCAGAGTAGTAAGCAATTCAATAAAAGCCCTGTCATTGGGAGCTTGTTCACCTAGTGGTTGAGTTACAAATATCAAAGCCCAAAGTATTCCAAAGACTGAGCCTAGAAATACTAAGGCTAGGATTACTCCTATAAATACGATCAGTCGAGCCTTTAGTTGCTCATTGGAAAATCTTTGTCTAGCCATTGGGATTGCCTTCCGGAAGAATATCTTTTGTACAAGTGCCTGTTGCAATACATTGAGGTGGGTTACATTCTGGGTTATCCCAGTTCTGATATTCCTGACACGGATATCTGACCCATCCTTGATACTGAGCGCATCCGCTAAGACTTATTGTTAGTAAGAAGAATACGATAAATTTCTTCAACTTGTCTTTCCAATCTTGAGACGGAATCTTTGAGACTGCTACCACCATTGGGCCGAAGTTCATTGAGGTAGTGCTTGACTAGCCAACGGACTGCTGTAATAAAGCCACCAAGTATTGTCATTACTGCAACTGTGAGAGTTGCGTAGTCTGAGGCTTGCATTAGACCGTCCTAATCGTGACCATAAGTGTGCCGCCAAATCCTGAGAACCTTTTATCTTCTGGTGTCTTGTTGATAAAATCCATCTCTTCGATAAGACCGATATAAGACTCACCGGTTCTAAAGTCTTGAACACGAACGGTATCTCCGGCATTTTCAATTGCCTCAAGTTGTGACATACGTTCATAGGCAGATCCTTCATAACCTACTTCGTTGCTGAACTTATCGCTCTCGTGGTCATAACAAAATAACGGGTATTGAATTAGGCGCTGACGTGGAACTGCAGGTAGTGACTTCAACTGGTATCCAGTAAAGAGTGGACCCTTAGTTGCATCACTTGTTGACCTAGAAAATGTAAACTTGAACCCTAGATACTCTTGTGAAGTAGCTGGATAACTTACGGTTACTTCGGGAACAGGTGTTCCTTGTGAAAATGTACCGATATTGTATGCAGTATCTACTGAATCAATAGATTCCATACTAATACCACCATTAGTGGTATTGATACGAGCCTGTAGTAATTTATAAATTTTAGTCTCTAGTGTGTTGTAGCGGATATAACCGGTACGGATATAACCAGTTGCTACTAGGTCGGTTGTAGATTCAGCCCAGATATTATTACCAGTACTAAATGCTAACCGGTCTGAGTTGCCAAAGAAGGCAACCGCAGATGCAGTTGTGCTAGTTGCAGCAGCAACAATATCCCAAGCCCAAGGGAAATATAGTGAATTTGCTATAGCTGTTGTAGATAGGTCAACGCGTACTAGCCCTGCTTCTCCATCTACAAGTGTGGAAAGGTAGGCATAACTATCCTTGAAAGCAATAGCATTACAAGGAGCATCTTTGAATAGCAATGGTCCATACTGGATATCTCCAGTTGCGTCAGATACGCCTACTCTAAATCCTGCACTGGTAGCAAGGACTGCGTAGGTACCAAGGTATACATCAAAGTCATTGATGCGTTCACCAGATGGCATATCAATGACAACAGTGGGTGTCTCTAGTGTTGGAAATCCTAAAGAGTTTGCAGTTGCTGTATTGAGACTAATTTTGAATACAGAAGATGAAGTTCCATTTGGATCATAGCCAGATATGTAAATAGCCTGTGGTCCCTCAGCAATGCTTGACCATACCCAGTTAGCGTTAGGATGGGTGTATAGAGCAGTAGGTAATCCCGTAGAAGAAGTTCTTGTAGCATCTAATTCATAGATAACGTTGCCAATAGCAGCAATAAGACGCTGCTTTACATAGCGGATAGTGGCACGAGTAGTACTAGATGCGTTGTAGATTTCAGCATCGGCAGGTGTAGCGCCGACTGAACCTTTGTGAACGTGGGTACCGTTGATAAAGTAATAACTGGTACCGTTAGTAGTAAGGCTATAGATAGTAGAGGCTGTGCCAGCTTGAGCAATAGTTGTAGCGCTGCCAGCGCTAGTAATCTTCTTTAGCAATGAGCCATCTGTTACAAAAATACAATCGTTGGTGCCATCATTGACGCCAATCATTTGTGCAGGGGCAGCGCCTGAATAGAAACTGGCTGTGGTATTGAGCAGGGTTGCTTGTCCTCTAGTCCAGACATCCATACCTTTAGATTCTGTATACTGGAAACGTAGTGATTCTTCTTGGATAGGCTCAAAGAACTTGATGCCTGCTCCTAAGTGGAAAGAAGACTGCGACCTTACCCACCAGCCGGTAAGGGTTTGCTCACCGGGTTCACGTGATTGGTCAATTTGTTGCTTGCGATACTGAGCAGTTACTCGACGATAAGGTTGCTCATCGGATGCTGCAAGAAAGAATGGCAGTGTTGCAATAGCTACATCGTATGCTGGCCCAGTTGGAATATAGTTTGTAGATCCTGCAGGGTTGGAGAGTGTATAGGGGATTCCCTCAGTTATGTCATCGCCATATGGCATTTACTTACTCCTTAGATTGAAAATATTATTTAGTAAGTGCAGCGATTTCATCGCCA